TTTAAATTCAGATGCTAGTCAATGGACTTATAAAGTTACTGATGAAGCAACCATGTATTCACAAGTTCATGGAGACCATAGATTTTCAACAGCAGCTTCAGGTTCAGCAGGTGGTGCTATTAGTTGGAGTGAAAAAATTCGTTTCCAAGCAGCAGGTGGTATATCTTTTAACGGAGACACAGCAGCAGCTAACGCACTTGACGATTATGAAGAAGGAACTTTTACACCAACATTTAGTGGTGCTACTTTAAGCACCGCTACAGGTAAATATACAAAAATTGGTAATCAAGTTACTGCTTACTTTCATGTAGTAACTACTGGTGGACTTCCTTCAAGTGGAGGACAAGTTCAAGTAGGTGCTTTACCTTTTACTTCAGGTAGTGGTTTTATTGGAGCAGGTTCATTATATGTTGGCCCTTCTAATGTATCATCAGCTACAGGTGGTGGTGGTGCAATAGTATTTATTATGGAAGGTTCTGCAACTGTTGTTAGGTTTGTTAATATTGATACAGGAACTCTTGGTTACACACTTTGGGGTGAATTAGAGGTATCAGCTAATAATGTGGTAACAGCAATAGGAACAGTAACATATACAGTTTAATAATAATTAATATACCTAGTGGATTCTAGGTACAGACATAGGAGAAAATAGAATGGCAATAATAAAAGAATTGGTAGAAGATAAAATTGAAGTAGTCGGAGACCATAAAAACGTGCAAATAAGAACTGCTACAGTTATTAAAGAAGGCACAGATGCTAAAGGATATGTTGAGCTTTCAAGGTCTTTTCATAGAAAAACTCTTGAATGTGTATCATCATCTTATGATACTGATACTGACAGTTGGACTCATTCCGATACAGATATATCTGGTGAGTCTACAGAGGTTCAAGCTATTTGTAATGCAGTTTGGACTACTACAGTTAAGAATGCTAAGAAAGCAGCTAACGAATCAGCAGGATCGTAATATATGGCCCTGCTGCCTGTAACCCCTCCAGCTGGTGTTGTAACTAACGGAACTGAATACGCCAACAAAGGTCGCTGGGTTGACAGCGATTTAATACGTTTTCAGAATGGTTACTTACGCCCTATCGGTGGGTGGGAAAAAATTAGGAATACAGCATTAACAGGCACTCCAACAGGTATGTTTGCCTACATTACTAATTCTGGTAAAAAGGTTTTAGCCGTTGGCACAAGACAAAAGATTTATGTAAACCACGATGGAACTTGGCATGATGTAACACCATCTGGTTTTGTTACAGATGCTTCAACTGATCCACTTGGTTATGGTGCTTACCATTACAATGTAGAAGATTACGGAGATGCTAGATCACAGTCTGGTTTATTCTTTGATTCTAAATCTTGGTCATTTGATAATTTTGGAGAAGATTTACTTTTTTGTTGTGCAAGTGATGGCAAGATTTACAAATGGTCGCCCTCAGCACCATCTACAATAGGCTCACAGCTAACCAATTCTCCAACAGGTTGTTCTGGTGTTTTAGTAACTAATGAACGCCATGTCTTAGCTTTAGGCGCAGGTGGAGATCCTAGAAAAGTACAATGGTCATCAAGAGAAGCAAGCACAACCTGGACAGCCGCAGCAACCAATACTGCTGGTGATTTACAAATACCAACAGGCGGCAGAATACTAAGTGCAGTTAAGTGGCAAACAGATGTCATTATCTTTACAGACACAGGTATAGCAAGACTTTACTATACAGGTTCTCCTTTTATATATGGCATCCAAGATGCTGGCACTAACTGTAAGGCTGCATCTCCAAGAACAGTAGTTACATCTGGTAATTTTTTATCATGGATGGGTGAAAACTCTTTCTTCGTATTTGATGGCTCTGTTAAAGAAATTAAATGCGATGTGCATGACCATGTATTTGATAACATTAAATATCAATATAGAAATGTTGCAGCTGGTGGCCACAACTCTAACTTTAATGAAATTTGGTGGTTTTATCCGCAAGGTGATGATGCACAAGCACCAAATAAATATGTCATTTGGAACTATGTTGACAATGTATGGAGCATTGGTTCTATGGACAGAGGTTGCTGGATAGATCAAGGTATATTTGATTACCCAATAGCGTGTGATAGTTCTGGCAATGTTTACCAGCACGAAAGCACAACATTAAGTAATTCAGAGAACTTGGGTAGTGCAGTTCCTTACGCTACATCAGGGCCAATAGAGATTGGCAATGGCGACAATTATGTGCAATGTAACCAAATACTACCAGATGAAGAAGCAAACACCTTACCAGGCGTTACAATTAGTTTTAAGGGTAGATTTACACCATTAGGAAGTGAAACAGATTTTGGTAGCTTTACATTTGAAAACGATGGTTACACCGATGCAAGGTTTACAGCAAGACAAGTATCAATGACTGTAACAGGATCAACTGCACAAACATTTCAGGTTGGTAACATAAGATTAAATTTAAGAAACAGAGGTCGTAGATAGTGGCAAGAAAAACCCTAACTAGACCAGGTGAAGATTACGATAAAAACTATCTGAATTATTTAATTTCAGAAATAGAATATCAAACAGGTATTACTTTTAACAAAGGAGAAAGAATACAAATAGGTGGCGGAGATGCTACTGAATTAGTATTAGTAAGTCCAGATGGAACAAAATATAAGGTTAGTGTCGACAACTCAGGAAACCTCTCAACCGCAACAACGGTCTAAAGAGGACTGGGAACTAGAGTTTGACAGATTAGATACGCATATTATTCGTGCATTAAAGCACCAAGATATGTATAATTTAAGTGATATTAAAGAAAAAATCAGGTTGGGAATGTTTCATTTATGGCCTGGTAAAGACTCAGTAATGATAACTGAGATTGTAGAGTTTCCAAGAGTAAAGGTATTAAACATACTTTTTCTTGGAGGCAAATTTGAAGAACTACAATTAATGCTCCCTAGCATTGAACAGTTTGCAAAACACTTTGGCTGTAAAAGAATTTTTGGTGGCGGCCGTAAAGGTTGGCTAAGAAAACTTAAACATCTTGGCTTTGAACAAGAATATTTAGTGAAAAAAGAATTATGAGTAAAGGAAAAACCACAACAACACAAGCGACTGATCCTCAACAAATGGCAATGTTCCAAGACCTTTATGGAAAGGCTAAGGGTATAGCGCAACAACCATTTGTACCATATACAGGTGCAAGGGTAGCAGGATTTAATCCAGACCAATTACAAACCTTTGATGCAACAAGAAATATGTTTGGTCAATCAATGCAGTTTGATCCTAGACAGGGATTAAACACATTAGCAAATCAATCTGCACCAACCGTATCACCTGTTACTGGTTCTGCAACAGACATCAATCGTGGTGATATAAGAGATATAAGACCACAATCATTACTAAGCACAGACTTAAATGCATACCAAAACCCGTTTCAATCACAAGTTATAGATAACACTCTTGGTGATTTAAACCGTGCAAGACAGATGCAAATACAATCAGACCAAGATGCAGCAATCGGCAGAGGTGCATTTGGTGGTTCTCGTTCAGCATTATTAGAGGCAGAAACAAACAGAAACTTTGCAGACAGAGCTGGCAATATTGCAGCTGATTTAAGATCACGAGGTTTTGACAAAGCAACTGGATTAGCTAGTCAAGACATAGGCAGAGATTTCTCAGCACAACAAACAATGGCAGATCAAGACAGACAAGTAGCAATGGCTAATGCTGGTTACGGCAATCAGTTTGGTTTAGCAAACTTAGATGCACAAAACATAGCAGCTCGTATGCAACCAGGACTGGATATGCAAAACAGAAGATTTCAGTCTGGATTACTTAGCGACCAACTAAGCGACCAATACAGAAACTTAGGTTTACTCTCTGGCATAGGTGGTCAACAGCAAGGACTACAACAAAGAGGTATGGATGCTGGTTACGGAGAGTTTATGCGTGCATTAAATTACGGCCCACAACAACTAAGTTTATTATCGCAAGGTGTTAGTGCCTTGCCTGGAGATAGATCTGTAACAGAAGGATATAAACCTGGAACTATGGAGCAGATAGGAAATGCCGCAGGTACTATAGGAACAATAATGGGTTTATTTTCTGATGAAAGATTAAAAGACAACATTACACTTGTTGGAAAGTCTAAAGGACATAATGTTTACACATGGACTTGGAATAATGTTGCTAAAAAACTTGGTATTAACACTCCTAAGATTGGTGTTATTGCACAGGAAGTTGCACATATACCTAATGCAGTATCTAAACATGAAAGCGGTTACTTAACAGTAAATTACGGAGCTTTATAATGGCAAACATATTTCAAAAAATTGGAAGTGCTTTTGGTCAATATGGCATGGACAATCGTATGCCAGCCGATCAGTTTTTAAATTTACCTAAAGGCGATAGAAGAAAAATGCAAGTTGAAGGATTGCAAAAGTTTAGTGAAGCTATGAATCTCATTGGCGCAAGGCAATCTGGCAATCCACAAAGAGTTGAACAAGCACAAAATACTATAAGACAAAGAATGTTAGATGAAGAAGATGCTAAGAGGAAGGCAGAGCAGGATAAGTTAATTGCTTCTATGAGTCCAGAACAACAAAAAATTTATAAAACATTTGGGCCAACTGCTGCATTTAATTATCAGCAACAACAATTAGCTGCTGAAGCAGCAGGGTTAGAAGAATTAAGAAAGATAAAAGGTTTAGAAAATGCAGGATTTAGCGAAAGAGAAATTAATTTATTTACAAATGCTGGTATGGAAGCAAAAGATATTTTAGCTTTGCGAGATCAAGGTTCTAATAAAAAAACTATAGAACAATTAGATGCTGAGGTTCTTGATAGTAAAGAAAATGTATCAGATGGTTTAAAAAATCTTGATGCTGCTTTTGGTGTAGTAGATACTGTTAAAGGAGCAGCGGCCAAATATTTAGGCCCTGTATCTCCTATTCAAATTGCTCCTATTACAACTTCTGCAAATGCTGCAAGAAATACTTTAAATGAAAGAGTTAGAGAAAAGTTTTTAAGCGAATATTCTGGAAGGCCAAGCGTTTATCTAAATGTAAGAATTGATGCACTTTTACCCCAAGGATCATATTTAACAGAGCTTGAAGCTAAACAAAAATATCAAGAGGTAAGAAGAGTTTTAAAAGAAGGTCTTGCAGAAATGGAATCTAAAATACAAAGCAATGTATACAAAGAAGATGAATTAATTGAGGTTCAAGAGCAATATAAAGACATTCAATCAGTTGTTAAAGATTTAGATGTAGGAATAAATGCTCTTAGCAAAAATTCTAGTGAAACATCATCTAATGAAAAATCATTTGGTTCTTATGACTCATTTTATACTGGCGGTTAAAAATGGCTGATCCTATTTTTCAAGAAATTGAAAACAAAGAAAACAATCAAAAGGTTTTTAATGAATTAAAAGCTGATGGTTCTCGCTTGCTCAGAGAAGGAAAAATTGATGCTAAAACTTATTATGCAAAAACAAGAGAAGCTGGTATTCAATTAGGTTTAATTGGAGCAAATGATTATCCTGGCAGACTACCTAAATGGGTTGAACCAACACTAGAAGTTATAGGCGGTATTGGTGGAGCTATCGGTGGTGCGCTTGTTGGTGGGCCGCCTGGTGCTGTTGCAGGAGCGTTTGGTGGATCTGGTACAGGTTCTTTAGCTACTGATTTTTTAGGTGATTTATTAGCTCCTGATATGCCAGCACCAACTGGTAAACAAAGATTAACAGATGCAGCAATAACAGGAACGATTGATGCTGGATTAACAGCAGCAGTTCCTATTGTGGGTAGAACAATATCTCCAGCAATAAGAAAAATTATTCAAGGTGGACAAAAAGTATCTGATAAAGTTAAATCAGCAATACCAAGCTCTGACAAAGGCGTTGGTCTTGTTGAAAAAGGTCTTGGCATAACTGATGATGCAGTACAAAAAGCAAAAATATTGGGTGGCGAAGGTATTGAGCTATCTCTAGGTCAGGCCTCATCAAATCCATTAATGCAAGGTGCTTATAATTTAACTAGCAGGATGCCTTTAGTTGGTAATCCTGGTAGAAAACAACTTGAACAAGTTTTTTCACAAGTCAATAAAGCACTAGACAAAAGAATATCGCCATCTGCAAAACTAAAACCATTAACTGAATCTGAAAGATCAGATTTAATTAAAGAAGTTGGATTAGAAAATTTTAATACATGGAGAAAGTCTTATACAAAAATTTATCAAAAAGCAGATTCTTTAAATAAAGGTAAAGGTGCATTTTTTGACATGACACCTTTGGCAAATACAGCAAACAGGGTTACTTCTCCAAGCAAATTTACAGATGCACCTAAAGAAATTGTAGATTTATTAGATGAATTAAAATTAAATAAAGGTAATAAAATTGCGTTTAATGATGTCAAGGCGCTAGACACAAGATTTACTGATTTATCAAAAAAATATGATCCTGCAAAAGCCGATGTTCCTAATAATTATGCTTTTAGAACAGCAAATGCTTTGCTTGATACAATGAAAAAACAACTTAGAAATCCATCAGATCAAGCTGGTCGTTTATATTCTGCTGGTGATAAAATGTTTAAAGAATTTATGCAAAAAGTTGAAAACAAAACTGGTAAAGAATTCCAAAAAGCATTGGGTAGAGGTGCATTACGACCTGGTATCGGCAGACCTCCCACAGCACGAATAGAAGATTTATATAGCAGAACATTTGGTCAAAACAAAAGTCCAGAAGCAGTCAAAGAATTAAGAACATTAATTGGAGATGACAATGTAAATAAATTAGCTGGTAATTATTTAGATGATTTATTTAAAAAATATATTAAATTAGATGGCGGAGATTTTAATAAATTATTTGATGAACTTGGTTTATCAAATCCTGGCAGTTTAAAATATGAAGCAACAGAAGAACTATTAAAAACATATAAAAATACAAGTGTTAAAGATTTATCAAACTTTTTAGGAGCATTAAAACAATTCCCAGAAGTTTTACCAGATGTAAACACATTTATAATGAGGTCTGGTGCTTTGAGAGCCGCTTCTAACATTGGCCCAGGAGTAATTGTTGGTGCAACTGGTGCTGGATCTGGAATTACAGGACTAGGACTTTTATATTCAGTAAACAAATTTTTATCAATTCCATTTAATAAACAATTAGTAAAGGATGCAACACTATCAAACAAATCAAAAGCCAAAGAGCTTATAAACAGATTCAAAGAGTTTTTACCAAAATCCATGCAAACATTACCAGAGGGTTTAACACCAGGAATGTTAGCAGCTCAACCAGCCGTGCCATTGGTAGAAGATCAACTACTGAATCAATAATTTATTTGCAATATCAGTAAACTCCTATATTAATCCCTTCGACAAATACGCGACTAGCTAATAATAAATTATATTATTTGGCTGATTTGCTGTGTTTTTTACCGTGTCGGGGAGTAGCGCAGCCTGGTAGCGCAACATAGTTTCACCTATTCACAAACAATAACGCATAATACTTTATTTGTTTGTTTCCCTTGTTTTTCTTGCAAAACTAATACTATAATCTTACTAATAGGTAATAAATGTTCACAAACATTTTATAAACAAACGCGACAAATACGCGACTCATGGAGGTGGGTAGTATGGCGAGATATAGAAGAGACACTAAAGTTAATAATTTATTAATTACAGATAAAGCATACAGAGTTATCTATCGCATCAATGGTAAGAAGAGAGAACTAACCATTGGTTCTATAGATATACCAATCAATGTAGCTAGAAACAAAGCACAACAAATACTTGGCGATGTAGCACAAGGTATAGATCCGTTGGAAAAGAAGAAAGCAGAAACACTTAACCAAGCATTTGAATACAAACTGCAAGAGCTGTTAGACAGTAAACGCAAGTGTGTCTATGTTAAGGATGGCAAGATAGTCGGAGATACCAGAGCATCTTGGAATAAAGATGTTGCATCTAGCATTGGTAACATGAAGCTAGAAGATATTGAAACAGGAGACATTACCAGGTTACATATCAAAGTAAGTAAGCGTGGTAAGTATCAAGCTAATAGAGTTGTTGGTTTAATTAGCTCTGTATTTGAACACGCAATCAGACTGTCCTTGGTGCAATACAATCCAGCCAAGTATGTAAAGAAGAATCCAGAGTTTGAGAGAAACCGACCATTAACCGATGTAGAGTTTGCAGAGATAAACAAACAGCTTAACATCATAGAGGCAAGGTCTAACCCTAAGAACATCAAATCAATTAAGTACATACGGTTATGTATGCTAACTGGTGGCAGGTGTAAGAGTGAGATAGGATCAGCCAAGTGGTCTGACCTAGATGGCAACAAGTTAATACTACAAAACCATAAGACAGACTATCAAGGTAAGCCAAGAGTCATACATTTAAACAATCAAGCTATGGCTATTATTAACTCATGCGACAGAAACAATGAAACCATACTTGGTGTCAAATACCCTTGGCATTTGTGGAACAAGATAAGAAAAGCTGCTGGTTGTCCAGATGTAACCTTGCACGATCTCAGACATAATTACGGAACTATGGCTGGCGAAACTATGAAGTTAGAAGATGTAAAAGAGTTAATGGGCCATAAGACTATTAGGGCAACAGAGAGATATAGAAAACAAAGAGAGCATATTGCAAAAGAGAATATGCAAAAGGTTGGAAACTATATGCAGAAGATAACTATGTCTAATTAGTCGTAGGCATTGCCTTCGGGATCTACACCATAAACCATTTCTAATTCTAGTTCTATGTAGTGTCTTGCTTTGAGTAAGTCTTTTACTCTATCTTCTTTATTCCTGGTTACATACTTAACGACATTGGTTAAGTTAGGTGTTAGTCCATTACTATACGCATACTCTAAAGGTTGAATACCTTTATCTTTGTAGTGATCTCCACCTATTTGTTTTTGTGTTGCACGCACAGCCCTATCCCATTCTTCTGGTGTTGCATCTATACTCATTAAGTTCCTCCAAATTAATTATAAATTTTAATTGTAATTTTTCTGCAAAGTTTTTCTGAATAATATTTATATTATTTTTGTTCAGATACTTGCTTTATTAAATTTAGTCATAGTAGAATATCACAATAGGTAAAGAATAGGAACTCACATGAATAATAACAAGGTATTTCTGACGCAAAAAGAATTAGCACAGCGTTGGAAGAAAAGTCCACAAACATTAGCAAACAATAGATCATTAAACAAAGGCCCATCATATACAAAGATTGATGGCCAGATAAGATATGATCTGGATGATATTTTAAAAATAGAAGAAGAATCTAAAGTAGAGCTTTAGGTCTGGGATTTAGTGTGTCGCACTCTGTTTTACCACCTAGTAGCATTAATAGGGTTATCAGGTGTCCAGCTTCCGCAAAGATAAATGCAGAGGCAGATAGGAAGTCAAACATAGCGGCAGCGAGAGGTACACAAATACACGAAATGGTTGAGATGAGATTAAAGAATAGACTAGATGGCATTACGCTATCTGACTATTGGTTAGGCAAAGAATGTGAAGTTGATGGCTTTGGTTTTACTATTACTGAAGATGACATCAAAATGGCTGACACTTATGTTGACTATGTTTCCCAAAGAAAAGAAGAACTAAACGGTAAGCTACTAATAGAAGAGAGAGGGCAAGCACCAGAAATCCATGAAGATATATTTGGTACTGTTGATGCGCTAATACTTGGCGAGGGCAACAGAATGGCGGTCATAGATTTTAAAACAGGTGGTTGGCCAGTCAATGTAATCCTAAACGAACAATTAATGTGTTACTCTTTATTTGCTCTCAGCAGATACGGTAACGAAGATACAGTCATAGAAATGACAATCGTACAACCAAACAAAAAAGCCTGGCATAGAGATGGCCAGATAAGAAGTTTTGATATTCAAGCTGTCGATCTAGTAGATTGGGGTTTTAATATCTTAAAGCCTGCGTGTGATGAGGCGATGAGTGAATCGCCTGGTTTTAATGCAGGAGAATGGTGTAGGTTTTGTGCCTACAAATCAGAATGTAATACCTACAAAAATCTGAAGGAGGATTAAAATGGTAAATGAAAATAAAGAAGAGAAACCTCTATTAAGTTTTCAAGACAAAGATGGAAACACTAGAGAGATATTTGAAAGAGACTTGAATGACAAGACAAGACCTTTGGTTGAGGAAATTAGTCAAGATCTTGGTGCTGAGAAACAGCTAATAGAAGCATATTTACTTGCGATGAAAACAAAACATCACATGGAATCAATTAGAAAAAATATTTCTAACACAATAGAGAAACTAGAGGCAGAATTACCGCCTTACAAAAAGCCAACGAAGATAGAAGGCGTTACTAAGGAGATAAACTAATGTCTTTAGCAGCAATACAAACGAAAGCAAAAGCAAAACCAAGCATTGTTATTGTCTATGGCCCTAGTGGTTTGGGTAAAACAACGCTTGCTGTAGGATCTAAAAATCCTATTGTTTTGCAGACTGAAGAGGGGTTAGGAATACTAACCAACAACAGAGATATATCACATTTCCCATTAGCAAAAGATTACGATACTTTTTATGGTTATCTAAAGTCCCTAGTTGATGCTGATGAGCTTGAATATAATTCTTTGGTTATTGATAGTTTAGATTGGTTAGAACCATTAATATTTGCAAAGACCTGTGAAACACACAAACAAGCCAGCATAGAATCATTTGGCTATGGTCGTGGTTATGTTGAGGCATTGAAGTATTGGCGAGAAATACTTGATATGGTCAACAGATTAAGGAACGAGAAGAAGATGAGAATTATTTTAATTGCTCATAACCAAATAAAAGCGTTCCACGATCCATCTACAGAAGCATACGACAGGCATGAGCTTAAATTAAATAAGCACGCATCTGCATTATGTTTAGAGGCTAGTGATATGTGTCTATTCCTTAATTACAAAAAAGGTACTGTTAAAGTGCAAGGTAATAAAGGTTTGACAAGTAAGACTGTTCAATCGGGTAGGGTTTTAGTTACGACTGAATCTCCAGCTGCGGTTGCAAAAAATAGATATGGTTTACCAGAAGAGATACCAGTTGTTGAAGAGGGCGATGACTTTATTGTTAGAGCTGAAAAGACATGGACTGAGATTGGCAAACTTATATCTAAAAAGTAATGGCGACAGAACAAGAAACACTAATATATTTTATGCGTAAAGCTGTTGTATTGGTTGAGGCTTGCATTGAAAAAAACGGGGAAGATGATCTTATTCTACCCGTAGGCGCAAACAAAGTTCTTAATGAGGTTGTTGGTGCGCTTGATGAAGAAATAGATCGGGCAAATGATTATGAAGAGTACGATCCTGGATAATCATTAATTTTAACAGTTGTATTTTATGGAGAAAAAAAATGGATATAACAGAATTTAATATAGAAGCTGGGGTTGATGGCTCTAGCGGTGGAGAAAAGATAAAACCTGGTAGGTATAACCTAGAGTATAAAGGCTCAGACATGATTGAAGGTGCTAACGGATGGAAAGCATTAAAGATTTTGTTTGATGTTGAGGGAGAGATTGTTAGCGTAAGCCATGCGTTTACTATGGCTCACGACACTAGCACCAAAGCAGTAGAGATAGGCAAACAATCATTAGCATTAATGTTTAACGCTATGGGTGTAACAACCATTAAAGATACTGATGAGCTTGTAAACAAAAAGGTCAATGTTGAACTTGTTTATGGCGAAAAGGGTTATTTAGAAATACAAGATAACTTTGGTAAAGGTTGGTCAGAGGCTACAAAGCCAGGCGAAAAACCAAAACCAGTTGTAGATGAAGATGAAATCTTCCCACCTGATGCAGAGAATGAATCAGATATGCCTTTCTAATGATGTTAAGAATAAGAGGCCAAGTTTATGCTCATACTGTCATGGACTTGCCTCTGGTTTATTACACATAAAAAATGGAAAGATTAAAGGAGCTTGCTCAATGGAGCATCTCAAACTTATTGGAGAAGGTAGAAGAATGGAGCATATTCAAAACTACGCACAAATTAATGAAGAGTTATTAGCAGTAGCATTAAGTGATGCTAAATCAAGGTATATAGAATTATCAAAGAAGAACGGATCTTATGTTCTGCATCAATGGGATAAAGAAGATAGGGTTAGTTTTGTAAGAAAACTTGTGTCTAGTTATTTAGTTAATTCTCAGGCACAAGCAGATGAGTGATTTAACACAATTCTTTGGCAAACAAGGTGTCGTATTAGACAAGAACTTTGCGTTTACTAATACCAGTAAATCAAACGCTGATTTAATTAAAGAAATGCAATCACATGGATTGCTGATTGATTATTTAGACACGACTGGAGCATTGGTTAGAGTGCCTGTGAGTGCAGGACAAAACCATAGACCAGATAAAGGTGGAGAAAGAAGCGGTTATTATGTTTATAACCAGTTAGACAATCATTTTGTTTGTATCTTTGGTAACTGGCGTACCACCTTTGAGGGTAAGTTTACTTCTTATAACCCTAACGATATGTCTGCTGAACAAAAGCGAGACTTACAAACAAAACTAGATGAAGCACAACAAAGGCGAGAAGAAGCAAAGAAGATACAGCACGAACAAGTAAGCCAATATGCAAAAGAAAAGTTTGCAAGTGCAAACGAAGTTACAGAACATCAGTATCTAACCAACAAACAAGTTAAAAACTACGGATTAAAAACAATCAATAAAAATCTATTGATACCAGTACACGCATTACAAAACAACAACAGACAATTAGAAACAGAATTACGATCATTGCAATATATTTATCCAAACGGAGATAAAAAGTTTGCTTCTGGTGGCGAAGTTAAGGGAAATATTTTTTTAATAAATTGCAAGCCAAACGAACTTAATAACTTAGATAATTTATATATAGTTGAGGGTTACGCTACAGGCTCTTCTATTGCATCACTTGGTCTGGCCGTTTGCGTGGTATTCTCTGCTAATTTCTGTTTATCTGCGCTTACTAGACTGCGTTCTATGGGTATAAATACAAGATTTGTCCTTTGTTTAGATAATGATGAGTCTGGAGTAGGCCAAAAGTGTGCGAATGAGGTTGCTACTGCGGTTAGCAATAGCATTGTTAGACTACCATCCATCATAGGCGATTTTAATGACTTACATCTGCAACAGGGCATAGACCAGGTTGAGTTAGAGTTATTAGAATCAAAGTTTAATATTAGGCAGTACGCTATTCGTAATTTGGTTGAAGCACCAAAGCCAATAGAGTGGTTGGTGGATAGTTTTATACCATTGGCAAAACCTGGCATTATTGCGGCGGTTGGTGGTGTTGGTAAGTCTTTATCCATGATTCAGTTAGCGTTAGGTGTTGCAACGGGTGGTAATTGGTGGGGTAAACCCATTATGCAAAAAGGTAGTAGCGTTATCTTTGCCGCAGAGGATGATTTAAACGAAGTACATAGAAGGATTGAGAGTTTAGATCCCAGTGGCGAGAGGTTTAAATCACAATATGATGTCTATGTATTCCCAATACCAGAACAAAAAGAGCCAATGATACTTTTGCGAGAAGAAGGCGTTACCTCACAAGCACAAGAGTTAGTAGAAGAATTAAAAACCATACCAAATTTAAAGTTTGTTTGTTTTGATCCATTACAAGCATTTACAACGGGAAACATATCCAGCTCTAACGAAGTTGGTCAGTTATGGGGTAGTTATTGTGCAAATATAAGTGCGAGACTTGGTGTTACAACGCTTACAGTACATCATTTAAGTAAAACTGCCTTAACAAATGATTCAGATGATGCACTTTCGCATCGTGCCGAGATACGTGGTGCATCAAGCATAACTGACAGCGTAAGATTCGCGATTGCCATGTGGTTAGCGGATAAAGACACTTGTGAAAAGATATGTTTAGAACAAGGCATTGAGGTTGATAGAATGTCCGTTGTTAAGGCATCATTAGTTAAGTCTAATTCTGGAAATGTAGACTACGGCACAAAAACCTTAGTCAGAAAAGGTGCAGTATTAGAAATATTAGAAAAAAACAAGTCCTTTGATTGGGACTAAGGAGAAAGGAGAATGAATGTATTAAGCCTGTTTGATGGCATGAGTTGTGGTCGTATTGCTTTAGATCGACTGGGAATAAAAGTAGATAATTACTATTCTAGTGAAATAGATAAGTATGCGATGCAGGTTAGTGAAGCTAACTATCCAGATATTATACAAATTGGAGATGTAACAAAGATTAACTATGATGAGTTACCACAAATTGATTTAATTATGGGTGGCAGTCCGTGTCAGGGTTTTAGTTTTGCTGGTAAGCAGCTCGCTTTTGATGATCCTAGAAGTGCATTGTTTTTTTGTTTTTGGAGGGCAGTCAAACATCTTAAACCTAAATATTTTTTATTAGAAAATGTGCGAATGAAAAAAGAATACTTAGATGTTATATCTGAATACATGGGTGTTGAGCCTATCTGTATAAATTCAGCATTAGTATCAGCACAAAACAGGGTTAGATATTATTGGACTAACATTCCAGGCATAGAGCAGCCCGAACAAAGAGGTATAGTTTTAAGGGATATATTGGAAACTAATCCGGATAATAATTTAGATAGAATGACTAATAAGCAGGGTAAAAGTTATGCCCTAACTGCATCTTATAATGGTGCTGTAGCATGGAATAGTCTACAAAGAAAACAAAGAACAATGATACCAACTGATAAACCAGAAACCATATCTAACAAAGAAAATAAATCTTATGCTCTAACAGCCTCTTATCCAGCAGCAAGGCCAAGAAGAAGTAAAGCAAAACATGAAAAAACTATGGTAAAAGTTGATGATATAAATAACTTACCGAACAATGTTGATTATGTTTACAATCAAAATGATAAATCACATAAAATAGAAACCATATCTGTAGACAAAGAAAAGAAACAACTAACCATAAAAGAAGCAACGAAAAAAGGTTATACCACTATTGAAGATGGAGATTGTTTTGATATGACCTTCCCAAACTCTAAAACCAGAAGAGGAAGAAACATGAAAGACAAGAGTAATTGTCTTACAGCTGCAAACTATGACTATATGCGATACGAACATTCAAATGAAGAACAAGAGGTCTACTGGCGCAAGCTAACACCTGTTGAGTGTGAACGATTACAAACAGTACCAGATAATTATACAAACCATGTAAGCAATACCCAAAGATATAAAATGCTTGGCAACGGCTGGACTATTGAAGTTATTACGCACATTTTAAGGAACATGGAGAAAGGAGATTAAAATACAAATACTGCAAGGCGACTGCATAGAGTCGTTAAAGAAACTAGATGAGCAAAGCATAAATACTTGTGTAACAAGTCCACCTTATTGGGGATTGCGTGATTACAATGGAGAAGAAAAACAACTTGGTATGGAAGATACACCAGAAGAATTTGTTGATAACTTGGTTAAAGTTTTTAGAGAGGTAAAAAGAGTATTGCGTGATGACGGAACTGTTTGGCTAAATCTTGGTGATAGTTTTTTAAAAAATAAACAACTTGGTGGCATACCTTGGCGAGTAGCATTAGCACTACAACTAGATGGGTGGTATTTAAGACAAGATATTATTTGGCACAAACCAAATCCTATGCCTGAAAGTATTAAAGATAGATGCACTAAGGCACATGAATATATATTTTTATTAAGTAAAAGTCCTAAGTATTATTTTGATAATGAAGCGATTAAAGAGGATGCTGTAGCAAAAGACAGAGCTGCTGGTAATAAAGTACCTCAAAAGGGAACAGATCAACCTTTTAGCGAAACAAAACAGGGATTGATTAAAGCACAACAAAAAAAATATCAAAAAAGAAATAAAAGATCAGTTTGGACTGTAACTACTAAACCATTTAAAGGAGCTCACTTTGCAACATTCCCAATGGATTTAATAGAGCCATGTGTATTAGCTGGTTGTCCTGAAAAAATATGTATTGATTGTGGTAAACCTTATAAACGAGTTATGCAACAACCAAAGCCATTAGAAGTAGAGAGAAACAAAAGAAGTGGTTTAGATGATAGAAAAATTGGTGGAGTATTAGATAAATATAATAGAGAAAATCCACCAATAGACTTAGGATTACAAAAACAATGCGATTGCAAAACTAATGAAACAAAACCTGGTACAGTTTTAGATCCGTTTGCTGGTAGTGGCACAACAGGTATTGTTGCAGTAAGCCATAATCGTGATGCAGTTTTATTAGAGTTGAATGAAGAATATATAGAATTAGCAGAACAACGCATAAAAGACCAAGCGGGTATGTTTGTTAATTTAGAAATAATTAAACCATGAGTAAGGGATCAGACCAAAGAAAAAGACAAGTACCAAAGGAAGTATTTAACGCAAATTGGGATAGGATATTTAAGAAAAAGAAGAAAAAGAAACAAAAGTAATCGTACACCCGTATATACGATTATCGTACACCCGTATATACGATAATCGTATATATGCCCTTACATATATCCTAAACTAAAC